GTTATTGAAGAACCAGTTGTTGAAGAACCAGTTGTTGAAGAACCAGTTGTTGAAGAACCAGTTGTTGAAGAACCAGTTGTTGAAGAACCAGTTGTTGAAGAACCAGTTATTGAAGAACCAGTTATTGAAATAGTTGAAGAACCAGTTATTGAAGAACCAGTTATTGAAGAACCTGTTATTGAAGTAGTTGAAGAACCAGTTGTTGAAGAACCAGTTTTTGAAGAACAAGTAGCTGAAGAACCAGTTGTTGAAGAACCAGTTGTTGAAGAACCAGTTATTGAAGAACCAGTTATTGAAGAACCTGTTATTGAAGTAGTTGAAGAACAAGTAGCTGAAGAACCAGTTGTTGAAGTTGTTGAAGAACCAATTATTGAAGTTGTTGAAGAACAAGTAGCTGAAGAACAAGTTGTTGAAGAACCATTTGTTGAAGAACAAGTAGCTGAAGAACCAGTTATTGAAGAGCCAGTTGTTGAAGAACCATTTGTTGAAGAACAAGTTGTTGAAGAACCAGTTGTTGAAGAACAAGTAGCTGAAGAACAAGTTGTTGAAGTTGTTGAAGTAGTTGAAGAACCAGTTGTTGAAGTTGTTGAAGTTGTTGAAGTTGTTGAAGTTGTTGAAGTTGTTGAAGTTGTTGAAGTTGTTGAAGTTGTTGAAGTTGTTGAAGAACCAGTTGTTGAATAATTAATTTTACATATATAAATTTTTTATACAATATATGTAAAATGGCAAATCAATATTTAAGAGCGTTTGTTATTGGTTCTTCTTTTTTTGTTTTTATTCCATACTTTTTGGCCGTAAGATTTTTATCCGAACAAAAGTGGATAAATTATAGTTATGAAAATTATACTTTGTATGCACCTATAGGAATGGGATTGTATAATGTTTTTTCATTATATATTGCCAATAAAATGAATATTACAAAAAGATATAGTTTATTGTTAATGAGTATGATAGCACCTACTTTAGTTGCAATTGGAACATATATTCTTAAAGCATACAATTACACTACTGTAAATCAATGGTTCAATCATATATGGAAATTATATTTGGTCTATTTTATAGTGTTTAATTTTATTTTATATTATTTAGATAAGTATGTTTAATTTACAAACATTTTATTTTCTATTTTTGCGAGTTTTATTCTTCATTTTTGTTCCACACTTACAATCACGAAATAAGCCTTTTACAAATTTACCAATACTAATCATTTGAACATGGTCTTTATGAATTGTTTTTTTTGCTGTCCCTAAATGCTTACCTTTATGATATTTACTTACTAGTTTAATACCTTTACCATTTTTAATGCTCACTTTACGCACAATTTTTTTACCACCAACCTTGGTAATTTCTGTATTTTCATAGTTAAAATTACTCTTCATAGCTATAAAATAGAGCAATATTTTTTATTTTACCATGTTTGCAAAAAAGATAATAGACATATAACACTATTTTGAATATCTATCTTTATGTTAGCATTCGCTGCAATTGGTTGTCATACATATTATACGATTGTTTAGATTTGTTTATTTTAACAAACAGATTTTATCCAATTTTTTTCAACCACTGCATCAACACTTTCCAAAGCACCTTCTACCCAACCTTGATAACTACTAACTGCCTCACCAACAACTAACATACCATTCATAGGATGTTGTGCTTTATTAATAAATTCTTCGCGCGTTTTAAATCCATGTAAAGGTTCATAATAATGAGTACCAATTGGCCAATAGAAATCTTTTATAGCAAGAATTTTTAAAGAATCCTTTGGTATACCTAAACTTTCTTCAATCAATTTTTCATATAAATTTCTATTTTCAATTGTATTTTTTAAATGTTCTTTCAATAATACTGCATTTTCATTGTCACTATATGCAATCATATAAACACCTTTATATGAATCTATTGGTATAATTTTTTGTAATGGTCCAGGAACAATAGTATAGTCAGATATATATTTTTTCAATAATTCAGAAGATTTTCTGTCAAATTTTGTATATAATCGCAAAAAAGGTTGCCCGTGAATTTGATGATACAAACTATTTGGGTTAGACGCACCAGGAACTAATTTCATTATTCCTGATATTGTGGTTGCTACAATTACTTTACTACTATAATACGCATCTCCTTGTTCCGTTTTTATTTCAAATAAACAGACTTCATTTTCACCTTTATATGCTAGACCACGTCCATTTATTTTTGTAACTTCTACAACATTGTTTGAGTATTTGATATTTTTATATTCAATATTCTCGCACAAATGATGTACTAATTCTTTCCAAGGTATATATAATTTTTGCCATCCTCCTTTGTTATCATCCATGCCATAATTATATAATGTTTCATAAATGTCTGCATTTTCGTAATCAGTATATCCTGAATAAATTGTAAATAATTTATAATTAATTTCACCTAAAATATTTATAGCAAATTCTTTAAAAGTAAATGATTTATATTTTTTTGCATTTATATTATATTGTTTTTTCAAAAAATCTATGATTTTAACAACATCAAATTCTAAATGATGTTGTAACACTTTTGAATAATTCATGATAGAAGTAGTTTTTTTAAATGGCACATGTAATTCTTTCATCAATTTTATTAAAAGTGGGTTCGTATCATTTCTACCAATACCAGCTCCTGTAACTACACTAGTTCCATAAAAATCATAATTATTTGTTCTACCTCCAATCCATATTTTTTTATATTTTTCTAAAACTAAGAACGTTGTAGTAGGCGATAATTTTTTGATTTTATAAGCGGCATATAATCCTGACATTCCTGAACCAATTATGATAACATCATAATATTTATTTTTATTAGACATGTGATATATATTATATTATAATTATAATATAGTTTATATAAAATTATATTTTATATAATAGACATTGATAGTTTGTATAGTTAGTTACAGTTTGAACAATGTAATATCAAATGTTATGCCTTTCAAGTAACCACTAGTATACAAATTTTTTCATTTATTCCTTTTGTCTATTTTTCTAGTTTTATTAAAATTCACAAAACGTTTCCCCTTGCATTTAAATTTTCCACGCGTGAGTCCTTTTCTATTAAAAATTGTTTTCGTGCAAATACCAATTGATCTAGGTTCATTTATCTTTTTAGCATTTACTTTTTTAATACATTTACATAATTTAACTGCTAAAATTTTTTCTCCTTCTTCCTTAATTAATTTTTTTGAGTTAGGTACAGGTATTTTATAATAATTTAATAATTGAATGTAATCATTGTTATTCATATTCGTTTTTGAATTCATTATTTTAATATTTGTATGTTTTACCTAAAATATACAAATATTTTAAAAATATAGGTGAAATTTATAAAATTGTTATAATATAGTTATCCAATATTCAAGATACTAATTAAATGAAGATTGTTGTATTTGATTTAGATGAAACATTAGGATATTTTGTTGAATTTGGTATATTTTGGGATAGCTCATCCTTTTATGCATCAAAGTACTTGAATAAAGAAATAGGACAATATGAATTTAATAACATAATGGATTTATACCCAGAATTTTTACGACCAAATATTTTGAATATACTTAAATATTTAAAAAATAAAAAAATATCCAAAAGTTGTCAAAAATTGATGATATATACAAATAACCAAGGTTCGCGAAAATGGATCAATTATATTATTTCCTATTTTGAAAGCAAACTAGAAGGATATAAATTATTTGATCAAATAATTACAGCATTCAAAATAAATGGAAAACAAATAGAATTTTGCAGAACTACAAACAATAAAACATATAATGATTTTATACGTTGTACAAAACTTCCAATAAATGCTGAAATATGTTATTTAGATGATACATTTTATCCTGAAATGGCGCATGATAATATTTATTATATTAATATTAAACCTTATGTACATGATTTAGCTTTTAATGAGATGTATAAACGTTTTTTTGAAAGTAATATAGGTAAAATATTAATAGATAAAAAAACAATGAATCATTTTATAGATTTTGCGAAAAAAAATATAAAATCATCTACTTTTATAGTGGTAAAAAAAAATGAAAATGATTATAAAATAGACACCATTTTAAGCAAGCGAATATTACAACATTTATACGACTTTTTTAATGAAAAAAAATAATAAAAATATTCAAATATTATTTTTATTATTTTTATTATTTTAATGTCTTCTAGATTTTCTGGACTTTCTAGATTTTCTGGATTTTCTGGATTTCCTAGATTTTCTAGATTTCTTTCCACCGTAACCTCTGTTCATTGCACTATAGTTAATATTAGACGGTGTCTGTTTATAAACAGTTGAAAATCCACTATTACTTGCATTTGGTCTCGTAATATAATTTGCCATAGCGTCTTTGCGATAAAAAGGATTTGTACCTGGTTCTGGTGTGCGAATTTGTTGATTTGGTTGAAAAGAACGTGTCAAATATCTTTGTTGGCCTAGAAAGTTTGACATAAAAATATGATATATATATTTATATTGATAAAAAATATTTTATTAATATGAATTTCTTCTAAATGTAAATTTACGCAAAACATGTATAGCTTGAATTTCAAACATTGTGATAATATATAGGGTTTACATTACCATGAATGTTATGTTCATTAATCGCATTCTTTTTATCATGATATAAATCTAATGTTCTAGCACTAGGATCCGTCGCATTACTATATAGAGGCATCCAAAAATATGGTACTATGTTATCACAATATGGATAGTAAGAATCAAACAAATTTTTATAATATAGTTTTTCAGTTTCTATACTGATAGGATATTTATCAATGACATTTTCTTCATAATAATTTTCCAGTTTCAAACTAGTTGATATAAACTCTTGTAAAATAACATACAATGATCGCCCTTTACTACTTACACCATCACTAAACGCCTCTTTTTTTCTCCATAATATTTCATCTGGTAATATTTGTTTTCCATATACATCCTCAAAATTTGCATATGTAAAACTATTTCTAATCAAAAATTTTTCAATAATTTTATTCTGTTCAAATCGTTCTTTTTGTGGAATAGACAAATAATAATTTACAAAGGTTTTATCCAAAAATGGTGTTCGTGGTTCTAGACCATGTGAAGAAATACATTTATCTGACCTTAAAACATCAAATAAATGAATGTCTTTCAATAGACGTCGTGTTTCACAATCAAATTCAATACAATCCGGGCAATTCTTCATATACAAATACCCGCCACTCAATTCATCAGAACCATCGCCATTAAATATAACCTTTGCGTGACTGTTTTTGGAAATATATTTACCTAACAAATAATTTCCAATACTAGCTCTAATACTAGTTGTATCGTAGCTTTCAATAGCATAAATAACTTCAGGAATAACATCAAACATTTCTTTTTCTGTTACAATAATTTCTGTATGTTTTGTTCCAAGATAATCTGCAACAATTTTAGCATATTTAACATCTTCAGACCCTTTTAAACCAATACTATAAGTTTCTATTTGCTTATCCAGACCATGTTCCATTTTATAAAAATTATTTACTAAGGCAGTTATTAAACTACTATCTAGTCCTCCTGATAACAAACATGCAATAGGTCGTTCTGTATTTAAAGCCCGTTTTTTAACCGCATCACATAAATATTTAACGATATTTTTCTCATATTTTTCAGTTTCAATTGTAGAATCCATATAGGAATTATAATAGTTTAAATTATATGAAAAAGAAGGTGTAACGTAACGCTGATTTTCTTTTATTGCCTTCCATTTAGAGCATGCCAAACTAGATAATTTATATGTGGAAAAAGTTCCTGGTTCAAAATGTTCAATTGAAAAATTGTTAATACAACCACTTTTTTTATCTATTTTCAAAAATTCATTCAAGCATTTTACTTCAGATGCACAACCAATTGTATAATCACTTTTCAATAAATACAATGGTCTCACACCATATGGATCTCTAGCAAAATAAATAAAATTATCTAAGTTGGTTCCTTGGTTTTTTTCCAATCTTAAATCATATAATACAAAAGAAAATACTCCGTCTAACATTTGTAAAGTTTGTTCCATTCCATATTTTAGATATAAATGAATAATTACCTCACAATCAGAATTAGTGGTAGGTTGCAAATCCATCAATTTATATAGATATTTATAGTTATAAATTTCACCATTGCATATTAATACAATATTATTCATATTAAAAGGTTGATTTGAAATTTCATCAATTCCGTTAATAGCCAATCTATGAAACCCTAAAAAAACATTATGGAAAGAAATAAATTTAGAATCCTCCGGTCCTCTAGAAGCTCCTTTGATAAATTGTTCTTTATAAAATTGTTGATTATTTTTTTCACCATTTAGGATACAAAATATGCCACACATTTTTATTTGTAACTATGTTAGTTATCATGAATTCAAATCTTTATATAATTTAATAAATTAATAAAATAAAAATAATATAATATAGTAAATAAATGAACTATCCTAACACGAATAACATAAATAATGTTAACAATATGAATCAAGAATGTGTTTCAGAAATTCATAATACTACAAATAGAAGAATTTATGATAGAAATATTCCTTCTCAAATGCTTCAACAATATTTAGATGTTAGACCAGTAATGACAAAATATTCTTATTTACCAATAGTAGATCCAAGAAAAGAATTAGATGTCAAAATGAATCAATACCCTACTTTTAATCCACATACTGTATTCAATCCAGGAAACACACAATCGCCATGGTCTGGTTTTGCGTCTAACATTAACACCGAATCTGAATTGAGAAATCAAATATATGCGTTACAAAAATGCAGTCAAGCTGTTTATGTTCCAAGTAGTAATAGCGATTTATATAATTATTCATTTAACCCAAATATGAGTGAAGGTAGTAATTATAATCAACACAACTTATTGTTCAAACAAGATAAATTTGATTGTTTTAATCCTAACCCAAATCCAAATGTAGTTGGTACATACATGTTTTCAAATCCTACACGCGCCCAAATTAAGGATTTAGCATAATTTCACATATTTTTCTTTTCACTCGGGGTAATTATATAGGTATATACTATGAAAGGCGGTCGTTCTATATTAACACAAGAGGATAGAATAAATGATGCTTTAAATGGAAATTATACACCTCTTGTAAATGCTATAATTAGAGAAGATATTAATGAAGTTATGCACGTATTGCAAACTGGTGCAAATGCAAATCAAAGAGATACTAGATACAACTGGTGTCCGCTGAAATGGGCTACATTTATTTATTATTATGGTAGTAATCATGATCCTAATACGTATAGAGAGATAAGACGGTCTTTGAATAATGCAAATCCACCTGGACGTGATTGTTTTGATGAGTACCATATAGAGGAGGACAGTTACAATTTTTCACCAGTTATATTAGATATAGATGAGCAATTAGAAAGAATACGCAGAGAAGATGAAGAAGATGAAGAAGAAAATACATCAAATAGGATAAATATGGCAGGCGGAAGACGTAGAAAAAAGAGTAGAAAAAGTAGAAAAAGTAGAAAACATAAAAAATCATATAAAAAAGCAAAAAAATCAACAACTAAAAGGCGTAAATATATCAATAAATAAATGATAATATTATACAATAATTAATATAAAATATTATATAATGTCAGAAGATTTAATCAATCAAATAACTTTAGATTGTTTAATCAATAAAGAAGTTTATGAAAAAATGCACGAATTTAAAAAACAAAGGATTGTCAATAAAAAGGATAAAAAATTTTATAGAAAAAGAATATTAAACTTAACAAGAGAACTGCTTTTAAAAAAAGACGATGATTATAGTGAAATAAACCCAGATATAAAATATAGTTTTGATAACTATATCAAAACATGTATACATTATTTTAAAATAATAGATAATAATGATATCATACAAGAAGAGTACAAAGATTTTAAGCCAGTTGTTGATATCCATTGTGATGATAATACATATGCGACGACTAATAATAATAATAGTAATTATGATAAAGAAAAAGACAAGTTATTTATGCGTTCAATAAAAATTCCAAATGGTTTAGAAAAATTTGTAAAAATAACAACAACGAAAAAACAAGAAGAAATCATATTACCAAAAATAAAAGAAATAGATCTGCAAGAACCAACTTTAAGAAATAAAGGAATTCAAAAAAAAGAAAATATCACTATAAAATAAGATTAATATGACAAATAAAAAATACAGTAAGAAAAGTAAAACTAGAAATAATAAAACCAATAAAATATACAAAAAAAGACATCAAAAAGGGAGAGGTAACCAACCACATAATCATAAACACACTTTAAAATCAAGATCAATAGAATTGAATAAAGTCAATTGTAGTCCAAAAGATAAAAAAGAAATCAAAAATTATACTTGTTATACAGATACAACATTATTTAAATTAAGAGATAAATGGAATTTGCGACATCCTTATGAAAAAATAAATACAAATGATACAAAAGAAATTCATAAAATATTATCAAATTATTTAAGTGATTTGTGTAACAAAGAATCATGTTGGTTAAAACAAAAACATGAATTTGGTAAACTAGATGAAGATTTTAAAGATTCTTTTGCACCTGAATCTCCATATGAGTGGAAAACAAATCCTAATGAATGGTTGTCTAGTATTGATATCATAAAAGTGATGAAACAATATGAAAAAGCACATAAATGTTTTGATTTTATAGGCCCAACACCAATAGATTTTGATAAAAAGAAATTATATGGTGAATGCGTATGGGAAGAATTATGTAATTTTGATTTGAAACAACAAATTAAAGAAGGTAAAACAAAAATTGGTATAATATTTAATACGGATCCCCACAATAAAAGAGGAAAACATTGGATTTCCATGTTTATTAACATTAAAAAAGGTAAAATCTTCTTCTTTGATAGTGTAGGGGACAGAGCAACAGATGAAATCATGAAATTTGTAGAAAGAATAAAAACACAAGGAAAACAATTAAAACCTAAAATTAATTTTATTTATGATGAAAATCATCCAGTAGAGCATCAATATGGTAACACAGAATGTGGTGTATACAGTATATTTTTTATTATTCACATGTTAGAAGACAAATTGACAGAGCATTATTTAAAAACACATATTTTGAAAGACGAATACATGGAAAAATTTAGAAAAATTTATTTTAATGATCAATTATAAAAATAATTATTTAAAGTTATAAGGGGAACTATTTATATCTTATAACTTTAACAGATGTCAATTAATCAATTTTTAGAAAAAGAAAATGTTGAATTATTATGGGAAGTTTTAATAGATGAACCATTAATAAAACAATTATGTGATTCGGTAATTAAAATTAAAACAATTTTGCAAATTTTTCAAACAAATTTGAATGAATTTTATGAAACAGAGAGAAAGAGTTGCAATAATTTGATGGAATTGAATAAAAAATATATTTTATTAATAATTAATTATGTGATGAAAATAAAGAATACTAATAACGCTCAAGAATTAGCTGGAACGAATCAATACAGAAAAATAAAAATTCACCAAGAAGAGCCTGTTAAACAATCAATCACATTTGAAGAAATTCAAAATGATAGGAAAACACTTTTTGAAAAAGAATTAAATCAAAAACAGGAAGAGTTTACAAATGCTATGTCGTTACCAGTTCCACCTGTACCAAATTTTAGCGATGAATTAGATCAACCGATAAGTGAAATTGAATTAGAAATAAAAAGAATACAAGAACAACGTAATTATGATATTGAAATAATCAATAATACAAATAAAAATAGTAGTTCCTCTGTTGATGAAAATTGGTTAAAACCACAAGAAACTTCTATTAAAAATGAAAAATTAGTGAAACTTAACAGCATTACTGGCTTAAACACTAGCTTAAATAACAATAAACATATCAGTTGGGAAGATGAAAAAATACAATTAGATTATCAACAAGACGAAGAAATAAATAATATTTTTGGTAAATTAAAAAAAATAAATAATACGACAGACAATACTAGACCAAACAATGGTATTCCTAATTATCAATTGCAAATTGATGAGTTAAAAAAAGAAATATCTACATTAAATGAAAAACTAGATATATTTTTACAAAAATATAAATAAAAATAAACAACACACGATAATTTTATATAAAATTGAAATAAAATTTGTATAATACAAAATAATATTATACAAATATTTAATAAATAATTAAATAATATGAAATTTCAAATGTTTTTCATTTTGTTTTTATATATGCTAAATACTTTTGCAGATAAAGCATATAATTTAAGATTAAGGAACACAATTTTACGTATTTATATTTCTGCAGACAGAAAAAAAGTTATCAATGAATATTCTAATAAAATAATAAATAAAACAAAATCAAAGGTAAATAAATGTTACAATAAAATATTATCAAAATATTATGATTTGAATTTATTTTATAATACTTTAACTGATGAAGAAAAAGAAATGATAGAAGCCATTATATCATTATGTTACTAATTGTTTGAATACCTTTTCGTCTTTTTCATTGATTTCCAATGTACCAATCTGCACAGGCATTACCTCAGGATCTTCTAATGCTTGTAAATAACTATTTTTATCATAAATATTTAATTGTTTGGGACTGATTCGTCTATACACATATTCTATTCCATTTAAAGTAATTGGTTTTCCCTCCCATTCTATTTTTTTCTTATTAACTCTTACAGTAATATCACTTTGTTGATTTGCATAATCAGGAACATATGAAAATTTGGTGTTTTTAGGATCACCAAAATTCATACATTTTCCATTTGAATAAATGAAACAATCAAAAGCGGACTCTTTAATAGCATCTGTTAATTGCATACTTAAATTAGCCTTTATTTCAGATATTTCATACAATAATTGATCACTTGTAACTGGAACCTTTGGTTCACCCTTTGATAAATCTTTTCTTTTCAACTCAATTGCATCATCTGATTTTAATTGCTCGGGTGATAATACCATTAAATAGACAAATACTTCAACTGTCTGTAGTGCGCGTGGTAAATTCTTGTGACTACAGATACGCCGTGCACGCCCAATTACTTGTTCCGTTCTAACAGGATGCCAATAAGGTTCCATTATATGTACGTATCGTGTATTTCTAAGATTGATACCCTCTGATCCTGACGATGTAATCATAAGTACTTTAATAATTTCACCCATGTTATTATTGTGTGCTATTTTTTTTAATTCCGCTGACAAATTACTTGGAATATAATCCCATTCGCCGTTATAAATGCGCCGCATTATCTCTTTTTCTTCAACAGTTTCTGTACCGGTATATAAAGCATAGGTTGGTTTCCCCTGATCCGCTTCAGGGATATCAATTTCCCAAATATCGGAAGCATTCTTTTTTATTTTAAATCTAGCAAAACCATTTTTTTCTAATACCAGACTAAAAAGACCAATGCCTTCCAATGTTCTAAATTGACTATAAACTAAATGTAATCCTAAATATTCAGGATCTTTTATGTTATCAAGAATATGTAAAAATTTGGGGCTATAACGCGCCAAAGCCTCTGGTGTTAAATAATCATTTGATTTGTCTTTTATATATTTAATTGCAGCATCAATTCTTTCTTTATAAGTAATACCACCTAATTTATCAAGAACTTGATCTCCTTCTTCTTCACCTTCATTTTCATCATTCACATCTACATTGACTTCTTCTTTACGTGCATCTTTTAATAATTTTGTAATGTCATTATCAGGTTCACCCACGTCACCTACTTCACGAACCTCTTCATCTTTCTTCTTTTTGGTCATGGGAAGCGGTCTATCGTTCATGACAAAATTACAGTATAATCTAGAAAAAATTCTGTAGGTTGACGTGGCTTCTTTGTATAAATCATCTAGTTTTTGCGGTTTTTTAGATGACTTTTCTAATTTTCTCTCTTCTCTTCGCGCAGATTCATAAATTTTAAATTGAAAATCGCTCATTGGTATCTTAACAACATGATAATCAACTCCCAGAGTTTTATTAAATGTTGGCAATAAACTTTCCTGTGCACTTTTAAAATAAGATGATAATCCAATAATACGACGTTTTAAAGCATCAACGTTTTTCAATTTTTTAGTAACACTATCAATATATTGATTTTCAAATAAATCAAAATCATCTGGAAGAGCCTTTTGATTTCTTATTTTGATACCATCTGTTATGACATCAATATCATTTCTTTTTAAAATACTAATGATTTTTCTTTCAAAGTCGTCATCGCTTATAAAATCACTATCAAAAATATTACTACCAGATTCGTCGCGTTTAACATTAGAAACCCCCTTGTATCCAGTTGACTCTTTAATTTTATTTTTAAACCCAAAAGGATTACGTGTGATAGTGAGGATCTTACTAGAAGGTGAATAATCAAGGAAATCTAGTGATTTCTCTCCAAGTAACATTTCTTGAAGTGAATTTCTATCTATTTTTTTGGTTGTTTTGACATTTAAAGGAAAATTCCAGGTTTTGATATATCCTCTTAAAATGTTGAAAAGTATTCCAAATTCATTTGGGTAATTGATAATAGGTGTTCCAGTAAGCAGAACAATACGTGCGTTTTTTGCGCTCATTAAATATTCATACAATTTTACTGCAAGAAATTTTGGCGAATATTCTTTTTCACCTCTTTCGTTTTCTGGAATAACCTTTTCTTTTTTGATTTTATTGACAATTCTACTGATTAAATTGTGAGCTTCATCAATAATAATAACAGAATTATCAAATAGATTTTTTGTGAAATTAGAGGTTAATTCTTGTAATCGTTTTAAACGCAATCCATTGTAATTAATAAACGTATACTTGTTACGAATCATTTCATTCAATTGATCGTCTAATGATTTTTTTTCTATAGATGTCAAGTCTTCATAATTGGATGGTTTTTTAATATTGACAAACCAAGCCCCTTTTTGTTTTATAATATAATCTTGCGATAAATTCAAAACGGCGGATAATGTTGTTAAGGCTTCAGGATTTGATTTCAATGATATGAACTCCCAGTATTGATTTTTCTTATACAAAGAATCACCACAGTGTTTTAACTCCTCCATATAATTGGTTCTTAAAGAGGCGGGTAACATAATAATAATTTTTTTTGTATCCTTCATGCCCTCAGCAATTGCAATACTACTGCAAGTTTTTCCAGTACCTAAACCGAAGTATAATAATAAACCACGATAAGGTGTAAACAGATTCAAATAGTCCCTAACAATTTTTTGATGTGTCATGAGTGAAAACCCTTTATCATCTGTATTACTATTGCCAATTGTATCACAGGAAATATTTGCGTTCATATTTTCTAATTCTTTTTTGTATGGTTCAAACAATGAATTGATAAAGTTAACAAAAATCTCGCGATTGTTCATGTAATAACTAGAAACATTGATAATAACAGGAGGTTCTTTCTTTGCTAATCTCTGCGACAAAGGCGTATCGCCAATTTCTACGACATTTTCAGGTCCTAACACTGCAATACCTTTTTCTACCTTTTTTGTTGTACGACCTCTCTTGG